TTTTAGCCTTTGCCACAGACTTTGCAGTTTCAGGCTTGGGACTACCGCCAAATAGTTTACGCAGAGTACCCCAAAATCCTTTAACCTCTTTGCCAATGGCAATAACTTCATTAGCAGTGTTTCTGATCTCAACAAAAGATTCTTTAGCTTGCTTATAGAGATCACAGCCAGCTTGGATGTTTTTAACCAGACCAGCCGCAAGAAGACAAATAGAGATTGGATCAATTTCAGTCTCCTTTTTTCAAGGCATCTTCAATTCGTGCTTTCAGTTTGCGGTCTTTTACATACTGAGTTGCGGCACGAACACCAGAAATAACTGGAACTGGTAAACCTGTTAAGAAACCAGTAGTTCCAGCTTCAGCCATAGCTGCCAAAATAACTCCAGCAGTACCAGATGTATTTACCAAGGTTCCAGTGGGTACTGTTTGGACATACTGCAAGACTTCATTCAAATCACGAATCTTTTGAGCCTTGTCTTTACCAAGAACAATGTCCAAACGACCATTCTTATCAAGACCTTTGATTGCATCATTCAACTTTGCTGGAGAAACAATCTTTCTACCCATAGAGTCTGTTCCAACTCCACCAGTGGCAACTTCTTCTATGTGCTTAATGGTTGAACCTTGAATCTCATTCCATGCAGTTTGTCCATCCTTGCCGCTAGTGTAAAGAACACGCTTCAAGAACGTGATTTCTTCAGGGCTACCATTAAGAATAGATTTCTGAAAGACTTGGCTTGCTTCAACCTTGGGGTCATCTTTGCCTTTTACCTTGGTCAGCAAATTAGAAACAATGGCACGACCTTCAAACTTTCTGGCTTGTTGTTCTCTGATTGCTCTAGCTTGCTTGTACAGGTCACCGCCAACACCATCGGTAGATGAATCAATTACTTGTTTGATGCTACTGCCAAAAGATTTGTTTGTGGCATCAACACCCATAGTTTTGTTGACTGTCCTACGCAAAAGTTCTGTATTTGCCAAAGTAGTTGGCACAGCCTGAACAGTTCCATCTTCTAACTCTGTCAATATTCCAAGCTGAATGCCCTTGCTCTTTGCGACACTAATAACAGGTGCAACAGTAGATTCGGGCATATTTTCATTAATGTATGTAGCCAATGAATCTAAGGTTACTGGTGCTTCAAGTTCTCCAGCTTTTTCAGCTTTCTTGTATGCGGCACTTGTCTTAGCCTTTGCACCTTGCCAACCTTGAGATAAAGCATCAATTACTTTATTCCCTGTAGCCGCAAATCCAGACTGTGCTGCTTCAGCACCTGTCATTTCCATCAAGGAATCAAAATTCTGCAAAACTTCTAGATTGTTTTGCTCTGCTCTTTCTCTTAATGGTGCGCCAAGTTGACCTTTCATTTGTTCTTTTTCAAATGCCAATTGTCCAGCTTCACGGGTTGCCGCCCCTCTAGTCAATGTAACTGGAACTGGCAAACTTTCAGCAGTAGTTTGTCTAACTAATTCCATAGGGGTTGCCGCTGCACCTCCACTAGCACGACCAGTAGTAGGTGTAGGGGCAGATGTAAAAACATCTCTAACTGCTGATCTTGCGCCAGTAGTAGCTTGTCTGACCGCTGGAATAACTTGTTTTGTACCACCAGAAAACATACCCGTTGGTAATACTGGTTGAAGTGGCGTAAGTTCAGCGCCTATTCTCCCAAGGGCTTGAGTTTGTTCTTGACCAGCTTGAGTCCTTGGGGCATAAGTGTACTGCTGACCACCTAAAGCGGCTCGTTCCTCAATACGTCTAGCGGCTTGTGGAGTGCCAAACTGACCAGCCTTAACTTCCTCATAAGCACCAGTTAAAGCGCCGCCAACAGTCCCCAAAAGACCTGTAGTGCCACCAGTTAACAAGGTTAACCCTGTCTCTCCAGCACCAACAATTTGTTCTCCTAAAGTGGGTGCTTTATATGGTGCTGGTTGAGTTGTCGGCTCTCTATCAACCAGACCAAGAACAGGAAGAAAATCTTGTTCAGTTGCAAGACCAGCCTTAATAGCAGTAGCAATTATTTGCGACTGCGTTGTACCCTCAGGAACATCCTGAATTACTACACCATTTGGCAGTTCGATATCCATGATTAACCTTTATTTAGGGAGATCAGACCATTTTCTAACAACCTTACCCTGCGGCGCTGGTTGAGTTCTAGCGGCTGGTTGTTGTCTTGCACTTGGGATTTGGTTAACGGCCTCAGATGGTGTTGTTTTAACTAGGCCTTGATATGGGTTCAAAATGTCTTCTTCAGTTCCATTTAAAGTTTTTATCTTATTGATGTACTGCTTTCGGTACGTTTGAAGTTGAGACTCACGGCCTTTAATCAAATTTGTACCAATTGTTAGCAAATCATTACGTTGTGTTGGTGTCAAACTACCACCATCAAACACTCGTTGGGCATAACCTCTAATCTTTTCTGGGATTGATGGGTTGCCAAGAATAGTATTTTTATCACCTTCTTGAACTGCACCAGATGGGTCATAAATCTTGCCAATATTGAAGATTGTTGCGCCATCAGCCGTTGGGTTGCCAGCTTGCGCTAATGCAACTGAAGATTGCAGAGCCTTAAATCTGCTTGCAACTTCAACATCACCACCAGACTTCAAGAATCCTTCCCATTTACCCATAACGTCAAGATTTGCCTTGGCTACAGCAGTTGGGTCTTTAAGGTCAACTTGAATCTTTGGTACTTTAGCTGCTGCTTCAGTCTCAACACGCTTATTGACTGCGGCTCTTTGTACTTGATTTAAATCAAAATAGGGTTTGTTGTATAACTCAAGGGAAACTCCCTCTCTATCACTACCAACAGATGGCCTTGACTCTGGTTTTGCTACTCCCTCAATTGCTTGAATACTATCTTTAAGTCTTTGTATCGCTTCTGTGTTTGGGGCTGGTTGACTTTGTAAAACTCGCAAATTAGCTTTTAAATCTTGCAATCTTTTTTCTTTTACTTCAAATTCAAGAGGTTTGTTTGCTGCACCTTCTTTTTCAAACAAAACCAAATCTCCAACATTTTTAGATACTTTGTATGCTGCCAAACTTGCAGGAGTATATTTACCAGATTGAACAAGTTGTTCAAATGGGTCGGCAACTTGACGCTCTCTATTAGCTTGTGCGACTTTAACAGCCGCTTCACGACCAGCATTGGCAATGCCAAATGCAAGTTCTTGATCTCCAGCATCAGATGCCATTTTTGCTACTCGTGCAAAAGACGCAGGATCAGATTGATCTAGTTGGCTTAACAACTGTTGTCTACGAGCAATTAACTGCAGCTGTGGGTCTTGACCACCCAAAGCACCGCCAACACCTTGACCCAACTGATAACCAGCAGTCCTAGCACCTAAAGCCGCTTGTTGGAAAGGGTTTAGCTGTACTTCTTGAGCCGCACGATTCTGAAACTGTGCCAACTGATTTTGTTGGTACTGCTGAGGAGAGGTAAACAATCCTAAGATTTCTGATGTTGCCATTGTCTTTTCTCCTTAAGTCGCAAAAGCTGATTGCTGAACAGGTATATATTGCCCTGTTGCTGGATTAAATGTAAACGTCTGTTGTGTTGGTGCTGTATTTCCAAACGCTTTGTTCACTGCATTAGCAAGCACAGGACTATTTGCCGCACCAGTCAAAAGATTACCTCCTGCTGAATAGGCATTTGCTGGAGCCATTGTTGCTGCCGCATTGATAATGCCCTGACTGGTTAAATTACCAACATTAGCATTAGCCGTACTAACCCTTGCACCAATGGAGGTGCTTAAATCCAAAGGCTGTTGTGCCAATCTTTCAAGTCCAGATGATGTATCCATAGCAGTAGTAAATGGTGAATAAGCCGCTGTTTGACCAGAATAGAATCTGCCCTGCAAATTAGCACCAGTGTCAAACAAGCCAGAGCCAAATTGAATGCGGTTTCTAGCTTCTTGATCTGCATTAGCCGCAAGAACCAAATCTTGTTGAGCCAATGAGTTGTAGTAAGCCGCAAGTTCAGGGCTTGTATTCATCAAGTTACCACCCTGTGCTGTAGCCACACCAGAACGGCCTGTTTGAAACTGTCTGTTTCGCAATTCAGCAAGCTGGTTTTCTCGGCTAGGCGCAAGCAAAGCTGTTTGTTTGGAAATGTATTCTTGTGCCGCTTGCTCTGGTGTTTTAGAAAGATATCCCTGACCCAAGCTAAACAAGTTCTGTGCAGCACTGCTCAAAGGAGAATAAGCGGCTCTAGCACTCTCTACATCACTTAGCCCCTGACCAGCAAGGGTTCTCAATCTATCTTGATAACCTGTGATTTCAGGGGTAGGTGTATATCCTGCTGTAACAACATTACCCGCTGCATCAGTTGTGAAATTAGATGAACCAAATCGAGTAGTCACGCCAACAGGTCTAAAACGAGCCGCATCAGCCGCAATTTGTGCCGCACGAATCTGTGCATCTGCTTGTGTCTTAGCTGCGTCTGTAGCCTTATCAGCAGTTAAAACAGAACCAGTAGCACTAACTAAACCTTGGATAACAGATGGGGCAAAAGTCTTTAAAGTATCTACTGATATTCCAGTTGCATCTGCAAGAGATTGCAACATACTTGGACTAACTGAACCACTAGCGGCATTAGCTGCCGCAGTAGCTTTAGCAACAGCATCAGTAGTAAGACCACCAGAAATATTAGCCGCAGTTAAAGGATCAATAGTAGAAGCAGCCATTTCCCTAGCTAATACATCTGCACCAGCTTGACCAGTAGGAACAGATAATGGGCTAGTAGATAGCAATCCTTCACCAGTGGCAACAGCGGCAGGCAATCCCGCCGCCGCCGCACCACCAGCCCCATAAGCACCAGCCGCTTGAGCCACATAGGGGCTTAAAGCCCCACTACCAACTGCCGCACCAGCACCACCAACCACTGTAGCCGCAGGAGCAACCGCACCAGCGCCACTAGCAAATAGACCACTACCACCAAGGTACTGAGCACCTAATGAAGCCAAAATCATTGGGCCAAATTCAGAAACAAGCTCGCCTATGAAACCACCAAAGCCACCATCGTCCTGTTGATTTAAATCATACACTCCATAATTAGTAATTCCACCCGCTTTATTAAATACTGGTGTAGCACGTATGTTTGGTTGATTTGGGTCAGGAGTTAAAGCATTTTGTGGGTCAACCGTTAAGTGTATAAAATTACCTTTTGGATCATATTGGGCAACAAGTGGCTTACCCTGAAATGCTTGATTAGTGGGTAGTGTGTAGCCTGTAATATTGACACCAGCTTGACCTCTAAATTCTTTATTTGCATATTGATCCAATTCTGGTGCAATTTTCTCGTATGCTGGAGTAAATCCACCCATTCCTCTATTTTCCTGTGGAACTGTAATTGTTTGTAATTTATCAGGAATATCTTTAAACGCATTAACATCAAACGCCTGCGCCAGCACAGGTAATGGATCAGGCGTTCTAGGTGGAAATAAACCATATCGTGTGTCGTATGCGGTAGCCATTTTCTTACTCCTTTAATTAGACTCAAGTGCAGTAATGCGTACTTTTAATGCTTCAATACTAGCAATTGCTTCTTGTAAAGCAGCAGTTAACAATGGAATCACATAAGACAAATCAACCTGTTGCGATTTGATAGAACCATCACCATTTACAGCATCTTTTTCACCAGTAACTGCTTGCGGTACAACCTCAGCCAACTCATGCGCCAAAAAGCCTTGGCTATAAATCTCAGGAGCCTTAACCCAGTTGTATGAGCAAGGTTTAAGCGCCTTTACTTTAGCCGTTGAATCGGTTAAAGGTGTTACATTGGTTTTTAGGCGGTAATCAGAACCTGTGCCGTAAGTAATCGTTGTTCCATTTGTTGAAATAGAAGCATATCCCGTATTGTTTAAAGCAAAAGCAATTAAGTTTCTTGCCCCACTTCCCGATGTTGTATCGTTGCAAAGTAAACAAGATGAATCAGCGTAATTCAATCTATCGCCAACAATTGCTGGATGTCCTGTTCCTTGATTGACAGGAACACTGTAAAGTCTCCAATTAGCTGATGGGCTAGATGCGCCAAGACGCAATAAGCTACTGGAATCAAGAGCATAAGTTCCTGTGCTAAACGTACCAGCTAAAACAATAGATGCTGCAACGCCTGATGCAGAACCACTACCTCCGTTAGCTACAGGAAGTACACCTGTTGGTGAACTAACGCTAAGTGTTCCACCCAAAGTCAAATTGCCTGATGCGGTAACTGTTCCAGTTAATGTAATTCCATTTACAGTGCCTGTTCCAGCAACGCTAGTGACTGTACCTGTACCACCAGCAGCAATAAATTCAACGTCAGTTGCGCTTGAGTTAACAGCCAATACCTTACCAATATTTGAGGCAAAAGCAGGAAGTAAATTTGCCCTTGCACCAGCAGCAGTTGTTGCTCCAGTACCACCATTTGCTACGCTCGTAGTTCCAACTGAATCAGCCTTGGTTGCAATAGCAGTTGCAATATTGTTGAACTCGGTATCAATCTCAGTACCTTTGACAATCTTTAAGGCATTACCAGAAGTTAACGCATCTTTAGAAGCAAAATTGGTTGATTTTGTGTAATTAGACATAGTTGTTCCTTTAACTTATTTTGCCTTGTTTGGCTTGAATTTCAATCTTTTGAATAGACAACTCAGTACCATTGATGTCTGTTTCATATCCAGTTTGCACAACCTTACCTGAACCTGACGCAGAAACAGATAATGTTTGTAGAGCAACACCATCAGAGTATTGTGCAACTACAGTGGCATTTGCACCATACTCAGCAATGTTGTAGTAAGACTCGCCTTGCGATGGAATAACAGTGTTGTCAGATAAATAGTTGGTCTTAAAGTCAAACCCCCACTTAAAGGTAACAGTCTGATTTGTTCCACCAATCACAATAATTGATAACTTCTTCAAAATAGAAGTTCGATTCTGATCTCCAAGGTCTGCATGGTTTGTGTAGTACAACAGACGATAAGAAGATTGGTGATCTTGATAAGTGCTGTACAAACCAATGTAACCATTCTTGCCAATGTACAAAGTACCATCACGGCGGGACAAAAAAGCAGTTGGTGTTATAGAGTCCCAAGTTGTTGCTCTTGCCGAACCATCAGGTAAATAAGCCTTGGTATCAAAACAAAATACACTGCCTGTAGCTGGCGTAGTCAACAAATAAAACGCTTCACTTTCTGAATAAACACACTTAATATTTGCCAATGTCTCGCCACTAACAATTGACATCAAATCATTACGAATATTTTTAGACAAGTCTCTTTCAGGAGAAGACTTCTCTTGAATTGTTCTCATCAAAGAACGAACACCAGAGTTAGACAAGAAAAGCACATCAGTGCTAGTAGTCTGAATACTGTCTCTTGCAATGCAACCAATTCCTTCAACAGTGTCACTCAATACCATAGTCGATGGAGTGGTCGCACCTGAATAGATAAGGATTTGTCTTTTACCAAAGATAAACAAAAATCCATTGTGAGCCGCTAAACCAGTGATTTGGTCAGCACCATTAACCCACACATTGTTTATGTTCAAGCTACCAGCCGTTCCTGTAGACCAAACATGACCAGAAATCAAGTCTGAGAAAAAAACTGTAGCGTTATTTGCTGTTGTAGTTGCTGCCCATAATCTACCAAAAGCAGAGATTGCAATGTTGGCATCTGGAACAGTAGCAGCATACCCCGTCTTCTCTGATACTCTACGAAATGTTGTAGTGCTAACAGCAGGGTCAAAGATCAGAGGATTGTGACCAGTTTGGAAAAAGAAAGTGATGCTATTTAAGGATGCACATTGCCAGTTGCTATCAGTAATAGTAGGAGCAGTACCGCCACCACCATAAGTTAACTCAGTAACAACATTAGACCCATCAAGTTTAAACAACTTGTTGTTGCCCGCAAATAATATAGTCAAAGTGCCATCAGCTTGAACTAATTCATGGATAACCTTAACGTCATTAGCACCTAGATTGCCACTAGATGAATTGACCCTTGCGAAGCCTTTTCGTGCGCCCATACGACCATATTGGTCAATGATGCAATTTGTTGCAACTAAAGCAAATCCAGCAGCAAGATCAAGAGGTGAGTCCTGCGTATTCAACCCATAAAGTGCAGGGGCTGAGATGCTATAGGTTTGTATTTGCTGACTCATATTGCAACAAACTCCTGATTCTCAGGATAGCGAGTGCCTTCCAAAGCAATGTAGTCAGACAACATATATTTGTACAACTGGTATGCCTCAGATGAATTCATACCACCATCTTCACCACGCTCTATCAAAGCACGAGAATAGGCATTCTGAACCACTAAAACGTCAGGGACAGACACAACAGTTGCGTCTGATGCTAGGGTAGCCTGTGGCACTGTTAAAGCAAATTTGATCGTGTAAACACCATCAGGTATTGGATATAGATTTACCTTTGTATCGTAGCTACCATCAACACCATCAAAAGCGAATTCTGTCGGTATTTGATTGGCAATTGGCGTAAAGTTTAGCTTGCGATTCATGTCCACAAAACTAATGTTAGTAAGACCAACATTGCTTGTAGTGTTGATAACATCCATCACTTGAAACTTCTGACCAGCACCTGTTAAGGAATAAGATGATGTAGATGCTACTGTGGTAACAGTAATGGTAGCGCCTAAAGCATTCCAACCAAAAGCATCTTCAATCTGACGTTTGGCATCATTGACAAACTTGCCAATCAGCGTTGAATAAGATGTTTCGGAAACAGTAGAGACTGTTGTCTCACGCAACCTCACAAGTACATCGTTTACAAGTTCTAAGTAAGTCA